GTAATGCTCAGATGCACGTAAATATTTTGACTTTAGTACTACCTTTTCAGTAGATCCAAAGTCTGAAGTTTACTACTTCTGTTTATTGCCTCTTGTAAGACGGTAAAGACGGGCGGCCAATAAAGGAGTTGGTTTCTTATCCAATTTCCTTTTTGTTCCGATTTGTTCAGGAAGTCTCACTTCTGGTAATTCCAGTTTTGATCGCATCCAGTTCGTAAGCAGGTAGTCAGGTAGAATACTGACTAACGGTAACCTATCAAGATAGGTTAAGAGAGATAATGCATCTCCTCTTACTATTGGAATACGACGTCTGAAATAATCAGAGAGAATAATCTCAAAAGTGGAATAAAGCTTTAGGGGTGTATTAGAGAAGGTGCTAAACTTCAATGCTACAACCTTAAGCTCTTTCACTAAATCGATCTTCCGTCTGCGTTCTAGGTTGTCCAAGTCACTTAAGAAAGATTTTAGCCTTTGTCGTTCTTGATTAAGGAACTTCATCAGCGGCTCAGACTGAGCAGGGGTGATATTGTAGTCTCCTACAATATCTTCCTTTCTAGGTCTGAGCGAGTCTACTCTTAACCAACTGGACACATTTAGAGGCGTAGGCCCTCACGGGCTTAATCTCCAAATACCTATAGTAGCAAGTTTTCGGTTCAGATCAGAGAAAGATGCAGACAGGTGTCCACGAACTTTGTATCCTAAACCTAAGAAGCCAGCGATGGAAGCAAAACCTAGTTCATATTTTCGTATGAATTCAGTAGAACTTTCAAAGTTAACTAAAGCAGCGACCATCTCTTTAAAAGGGATGGGACTACAATCATCTTTCCGCACGTAGAATCGTTTTGCAAACTCAAGTACTCCTTTACGGGAGACTAGAGATTTATGCACTCCGATTTCTACACCGATCAATGTCATCAGTCTCAGATACTCATTCGCAACGTCCCCGTTACAAATAACTCCGTCATCTCCTAGAACCGCATAATCTCAGAAGGTTCCCCAAGGGAATCCTCTCCTGTATGCTGCCCAATGGATTATAAAGTGATGTGTAATCGCAAGCATTGCCCATGAGGACAATGCTCCCATCGGTTGTCCAACCTCGTAATTAACCGAGTGAGGATATATCCTTGGTGGGATTATACCTTTCGATAATTTCTCGGGTAGGACATAGTCTCGATCAACTAATAAAGCCTTCCATGTAAACCCTAACGTAGATTTAAACATCTCGTTTAGGATACATGCTTGAAGGTCTACTGGTAACCTATCAGTAGCTGCTGATAGATCATAACACCAAAATTTGGTGTTCCCTGCATCTATTAACCGTTTAATAGGAGCAAGTTGATCAAA